GTGTCGCCGTCGACGGTCTCCAGGGCATTCACCAGGATAGCCCCCAGGTCAACGTCCTCGGTCTCATCTTCATCCTCGAGAAATTGAGAGAAGTCTGGCATCTCGGTCTCGGACACCTCGGTATCGGACACCTCGGACTCTTCGCGCTCACTGTCAGTCATTTTTGATTACCCATATTTTTTCTTTCTTAAAAGGGCGCGTGTGTCAGGCGCTGAAAAATTTTCTTATCTATTAGTACTAAAGCAAACTATGGCGGGAGGACTTATGCAATTGGTAGCGTACGGTGCACAGGACGTGTACCTGACCGGAAGCCCTAAGGTGACTTTCTTTCAGGCGGTGTATAAGCGCCACACCAACTTCGCGATGGAGACGATCGAGCAGGTCGTGAACGGTTCGCCGGCTGACTCCGCGCGTCTGTCCGTGACCGTGGCCCGGAACGGTGATCTCATTGGTGAGATGTACGTCGAGATGACCACGACGACTGGTCTCGTTACCACTTCGACCGATGCCGTTGCCTCGACCGAGTGGATTGCCGAGCGTGCCGTGGCCGACGTCGAGCTGACCATCGGTGGCCAGCGCATCGACAAGCACTACCAGAAGTGGTGGCGCCTGTACTCAGAATTGTACCTCGACGAGGCGAAGCGCATTCAGTACGGTAAGATGACCTCAGCGTCTTCCACCGGCGGAGACAAGGTGTACCTGCCCCTGATCTTCTTCTTCAACCGCAACCCAGGGCTTTACCTCCCTCTCATCGCGCTCCAGTACCATGAAGTGCGACTTGATATTACCCTATCTGCAACCTATACTTCTTACCTGTCAGCCTCCGGACTTAAGGTGTGGGGTAACTACGTGTACCTTGATACCGAGGAGCGCCGCCGGTTCGCCCAGAAGGGTCACGAGTACCTGATTGAGCAGGTGCAGCACACCGGTGTTGATACCGTTACGGCTAACAACCCCACTTCGGCCAAGCAGGTGCGCCTCTCATACAATCACCCAGTCAAGGAGCTTGTCTGGTGCTTCAGTGAGCACGGTACCGCCGCGACTTGGAACGATATGTGGGATACCACGTCCGCCGTCGGAAATGTCCAGGTTTCTACCCTTCCCGTGTCCACCAACTTGTCCAATTGTTACATCTCCCCCAACGTGTGTGGTGCCCCTCTGGTTTTCCAGGACGGTGTCACTTCCAACGTGTGGGTTGAGGAGGGTGACGCCTCGACAGTGGCTGGAACCTCTGCCGGTCCTCTTGAGACCTTCAAGCTGATCCTCAACGGTCAGGATCGGTTCAAGGAGCAGTCCGGTAAGTACTTCAACCAGGTGCAGCCCTTCTACCACCACAGCGGTAACCCGTACCCGGGTATCTACTCGTACTCCTTCGCGCTCAAGCCCGAGGAGCACCAGCCCACCGGTACCTGCAACTTCTCGCGCATCGACAACGCGCAGGTCGCCGTGGCTCAGAAGGCCAACACTGCCCGCACCACCAACATGCACATGTTCGCCGTGAACTACAACGTGCTCCGCATCCAGAGCGGTATGGGTGGTCTCGCCTTCAGCAACTAAGTTAACTAATTAATATACTCATTTGACGAGAACTAAAAATTCTCGCATAATGATTATAACGCTTCAACTTTGTTGAATATGCACGTGTCGCGAATTACTACATAAACGAAATAACCGTAGAATGCTAAAAAACCGGTAATTAATGTCACGGCGATGACTATCTCCATCTAATAGTATTAAAGATTTAACTCGCTAGCCAATCAGACATGAGTTTCGACCATATCACCGATGACTATTCGCGCACCCTATTGTTGGACGTATATCAGGCGATGTTCAAGTCAAATTCATGGGATGCCTTAATTGCACATGGTGATGAGACTGGGTTTCAGTACACAGATGTTGCTAAACCTTTGCTTAATCATATGAAACTCTTGGACCTACATTCAGGAAGTTCCATGGCGTGGGTGATGTCCCACATGAAAAAGATCTCAAAAATGGGTTATGTGGGATATGTTAAAGATTTCATGAGACTACAAACTTAGTAATGAATGATGAGTTCAAGCGCTTATGGGCAATACTCGTATGCCAAATATGGGCAAAATATCACCTTGGACGAACCAGACCACAACAGACCTGGTCTCGTCCAACGGAGGAAGAACTTAACCCCGGATATCTATTCGGACACTACCTCATGGTCGAACCAGATGAATTTAGATCGTGGCTTGACTATCAGCGTTGGGGTGAGAATAAGGAACTTACTGACTACCAGTGTTCTTTTTTTGAATACATTAAGGAAATGGTTGACGAGATCTACCCAGATGCCGATCGAACCGACTTGGGAATGGCTCTCATTTATGGAGAGGGGACTCGCGACGACGTAGCGACGATTTTGAACTTGATGCCTTCCTCCTTTCTTTCCGAGCCCTCTGGTTCGCAGCCATCCGTGCACGAAGCGCTCGAATCTGGAGATTGATGAGATCACGTTCGCGTTTAAGTCGCTCTTCTTCCTGAATCATCTCCCAAAACGCCTTGGCAGTAATAGTATCCATCTTATATTAAACAATAATTTATTTGTCTAGATTAGAAATGGACTTTGAAGAATTCCACATAAGAGACGTGATGAAACTCTTGCGTGAAATAATTCTCCCGCGACTTTGTGACCTTGAACAGGAAGTTCAACTTTTGCGCAAGACCACCTGGCCGATATGTCAAGCCATGCGCGAACACTACTGTTTTAAAATTGATGAAAATGCAAACATTTCACGCCAGCTCAAGGCGCTGGTGGATCCAGAGGAGTATCGTAGAATTGTTCACATGAAGGAAGAATTCAAACATAGGTACTGCGATAAATTTCGCAACTCA